CGGTGGTCTGTTCGGCGGGGGTGACAAACAATTCGTTGAGCTTGACGGCCAGGGCTGATGCACCGTCGTTGACAATCGTTGTTACTGATGCGTCCAGTTCGTCCGGCGCGACCGTGAGCGTGTCAATGAGGGCCGTCAGGGCGGTGTAGGTGTTGGACAGTTCATCAACGATCAGGTCCCCCATGGCGGCGTCGTTGAGGGCGGCGAGTTCGAGGACGATGTTGTCGATCCAGGCCTGCCACGTCGCGTCCCATTCGGCTTTGGCCGTGGTGACGGTCTGTTCGGCGTTGGTCACACCTGTCTGGTACTCGTCAATAGCGTTGTCAATGGCGGCGTTGAACCCCGGCACGAGCACGCCGTTGAGCCAGTCCTTAATGTACGCGAGTTCCCGGAGGTAGGTGGTCCCGTCGGCGTAGGTGAGGGGTGAGACGTTGGCCATGGGGGTGAGTTGGGTGGGGAATGGTGTGATCGTGGTGAAAGGCATTTTCGGGTTCTTTCCTTTTAGAAGGGATGCCGGCTGTAACCGAAATAGCCGTACTGTCCGGCGTGCCCGGTAAAAGAGTCACCGTTGGACCAGATCAGCATAAACAAATTCTGCAATTCATCAATAATCATCATATCGACATTGACCAGTGATTGACGGTACTGCAAAAGCATCAACGCGGCGTTGCCTTGAAAACCAACCGTTTCGGAATCCTGTGTGCCGTCCTGATTAACCGTGGACGAATCATTGCCCGAACCGTTTGTTTCGGTGTCGGATATGGTGTCCTGCGCGCTGGTGGCGTAATCTCCGGTGTCGGACAGCATGGTCTGGGGGAGTTCCTGCGCCACGGCCCGCGACTTCGAACCACTGGTTGAGGTTGACGCCGATTCGCCGGCCGACACGGTCACACCGTTGGAAATGTTGGTGTTGGAAATCCGGACGGTCTCTAACTGGTTGAAACTGATCGCCGATATTTCGTAATGCTGGTTGTACAGCGGCATGATCTCATCGAGTTTGCGTTTCAACGCCAAACGGAACATCGAAACAGTTTCCTGCCCGATTTCCTGATTAAAGAAATGGTTGATAATTTTCCGGTTGAGTTCGGGGCGGTGGCTTTCGTCAAAGATCGGGTACTCAGCCAGAATCCCCGACTCTATGGTCGGGTCCAGTTCGAGCACTTCGTGGAGTTCCAGGGTGAACGTCGCCATTACTGTTCCACTTCCTTATCCTTGTCAGCGGGTTCGCCGGCTGCGGGTTCCGTCGGCTGGGACGGCTCAACAAAATCCACCGACACATTCAGTGACGGCCAGAGTTTGTTGATTTGTTCTGCGGCCTGTTGGCGTGCGTTGAGGGCGATGTTCCTAGTGGCTTGGACTTGTTCGTCGTTGGCCCCGACTTCGGCGGCCACCAAACGCTCTTTTTTGTCCTGGTTGGCGTTGTTAATGCCGAGCAGGCCCATGCACTCGTTCCACAGCTTCGACTTGGCGATTTGGAGGTTGGGGAGCGTCAAAGGATCGACGGAAAGGTCGATGACGTTGAGTTGCCCCATGTCGAGGGCGGTGGTCCCGAATATTGCTTCCTGCCCTTCCGCGATCTGCTTCAAAATTTGCAGCCAGGAGTGGCGTTCATTTTCGGGGGCGTTGATGTACTTGTTTTTCCGCATGTTGTCGGCCGTGATCTCAATGGACCGGTCCAGCTTGGCGAGTTTGACGGCGTACAGGTAGATCACGTCCAGGTCGGGGGTTCTCATGTAGTTGCAGTAGATCGGCACACACTCAGGAGGCCTGCGCTCCCCAACATCCCCGCCGGGTGTCCGGTCATACGTGGGCATCGCCGACAACGTTTTGGTTTGCATGTCGGGACCGATGACCGTGAATTTGATCGGCTCATCAAGAAAGTTGGTGGCACCACTGCCGGCGCCTTGCACAGCGAAGTATTCGCCGCAGTCGACGTCTTTGTAGAACACTGACAGGCCCCGCCAGATCAGGTTCACTTCCAGGAACCGTTTATTGACGGAATCAGGAAACCCTTTCCATTCGAACCGGTTCGCACACAGTTCGGTGAGGATGCGGACGTACATTTGTTCGGTCGCGGCCTGCTGATTCATGGCCCTGTTGTTGCGCCGGCCACCATTCAAATACGTCGAATAGTACTCATTAAAAACCAAATCCTGCTTACCCATTTGCTAAATCACTACCCCTGGAAGTGGCTCGTTTTCGGCTGTGTCAATGTTTCCTATGTCTGCCGGATTTTTCCAAACAGTAACACCTTTTTCGAATATTCCCCTGAGTGCCTGTTTGAACGTTTCGGGGCAGTTGGACGCGGTCAAATACACTTCTTTGCATTTCCAGTACGTGAACCGGTCCATGACCATGAGTGAGGCGGGCATGGTGGTGAACCTGTTGACGGCGTACCCGTACCGTAGCCAGAACTCCCCGATAGCGTTCATGACCGCCGGCTGAACCATTTTCACTTTGAGTTCCACACCCCACCGGTACGTACTGAGTAGGAACGCGTCCCCACCCACCTGACCGGACGTGGTGGGTTGGGTGAGTTTGGCGTCCTGCACTTTGGCGTTCACCCCGGCGATGGCGTTGGCGTAGTCACCGTTCGCGGAGAACCGGGCCAGGTCCAGGTTGGTGTCCCGCACGTACCCCATGTTTGAGGTCGTGGAGCGGTTGGTGCCGGCGGCGAGGCCGGTGCTGATCGCGTTGGACTGGTTCGCCTGGTTGGTGTTGATCGCGTAGGACACGGCGGCGTTGGCGACGCCTTGGGCCATGCCTACCGGGTCCAGCGTTTTGAACCCGTTGACGGTCGCGTTACCGGCTGCTTGCAGGCCTTGGGAGCGCATGGTGTCCATTGACAGTTTCGTTTGGGCGTTGGCCGCCCCAATGCCCTGCCCCGTAATGTCCTGCGACGTGCTGATAGCGGACGATGCCTGGTCGTACCCGGTGTTCGCCGCCGTCAACGCACGCTGCTGGGACCAGTCAGCGCTGGAATGCTGGTAGGCGATACCGTTGACGTTCGCGGCCATGAACTGCATGTACCCGTTGTTCACCACGGAGAAGGCGGGGAAGTTGGTGATCGCCGTGACCATGTCCAGGAATTCGCCGCCGTCGTTGATGACACCGTTGGCGTCCTCAAACGCCGGGTAACTGTCACTGGCGTTGTACCGGTACGGGTAGAACGCCAACCGCGCGTTCGGGGGCGCGAAGTGCGGTACTTCAACAACTGTGGCGTCGCCGTCCTGCCAGCATTCGGGTTTGAGCACCAGGGGCGTGCCGGTGTAGGAGGTCATTTCGATGAGGCAGTATGGGTACACGGCGAACTTGTACAGGCGCCAGTACCGGCCCCGGTCCAGTTCGTTCCGCCACCCGGCCTTGAGGGCGGTTTTGACGGTGTTGAGCGGCCCGGCCTGTACTTCATCAACGGGCACACCGGCGATGACTTTGCTGGACAGGTTGACGTCGTACCGTGCCATGCGGGGGACGGCCTGGATCGACATGATGCCCTGCGTGACCCAGGGTTTGTCCTGCATGGCCACCATGAACGCTTTGAAATGGTCGAGGGAGTTGAACAGGTAGATTTCTGCCCCGTTGGGCAGGTTTTCCATCTGCGAACCTTTCGCCGAGGAAAGTTTGGGCGCGTCGACGGTGCCGGGGTCCTCATCCAACGCCGTCGAGGATGCGACCAGGATGGAGTAGTCGGGCATCCCCAACGACTCAAACCGGGCACTGCCGACGGAGAGGGCGTATTGTTTACGGATTTCGTACTCATTGCCCAGGTCGAAACCTTCAGGAGTGGTGAGGTAATCGCGCCCGTAATTCTGGAACGATTCTTCGTTGGCGATGCCCAGGTGCCCACGTTCCACATAGATGTTCCCGAAACTGGCGCCGTACACGAACGACTGGAACACGTCCAGCTGTAGGAGGAGTTCGGTGGTGTCGGGGGCGACATAGTTGACGCCGATCACGAAATAGTAGTAGGCCCTGCCGGTGTCGTTACCGCTGGACAGTGGTTGGGCGGGGTTGTGGGCGCGGAGGTAGTTGAATGTGTTGGCCCGTTCGAACGGTATTTGGAGACGGATGGGGCGCCCCATCGCCGCGTACGTGACGTTCGGGGTTGATAATACCGGCCCGGATATGTTGTCAATGTAATTGTCCAGGCCGGCCTGGTCGTCAAAACGCACGACGTCACGGTAGTCGTTGTTCCATGGCACGTTAGCGAGGGTTACGGTGGTGTTCGCACCCCACACGGCGTAATTGAAACTGTGTCCGAAATCTTTTGGCTGCGGCAATTCATGAAACTGGTTCAATGGTTTCCCCTTTATGGTCTATGTAAAGAGTACCGGTAAAACAAAGAATCCCCCGAACCTGAGTTCGGGGGATTCTCTGCTAAGGGCGCCACATGCCCTGTGTTACTTTTTCCGAATTTCGGGGGTTCGGAATTAGTTCACAGTAACAGTGTATACCGGATCGCCTTCTGCTGACGGTACGGAAATGGTGAATACCAGACCCGACTTGGTAATGGTGACGTCGCCGGCGTCGGGGCCGAACACTTCAAAGTCGGACTTGGTGACGGTGGCCGGGTCAACGACGTTGGCCGTGTACGTGTAGGTGTCGTGGACGAACGTCGGCGACACTGGCACGCCCTGGACGGTGATACCGGTGACACGGTTGGTGTCGTCGTCACCGGTGGTGTCCTGGTTGTCCACTGCCGGCCACGCATCGAGGACGGCGACGCCGGTCACGGTCAACGTGAGTTCGGCGGTAGCACCGTCCTTCATGAGGTTGTCGGCGTCCAACCAGACCGACGTCGCAACAACCTTGAGCGTGTCCGCACCCTCATCGCCGCCGACGGTGAGCACACCCGTCTGCGAAACATAGGTACGCGGGGAGGTGTTGCCGTACAGGGTCCAACGAACACTGTCGTTGATACCGTCCGTCGGCGTCGTGATCGCCTCCGACGCGAGGGAGTATTTGGCGCCACGGTCAACACTGGTGACGCCGGTGTTGCCGTCGGCGTCCATGATCGTGATCGCCGCGACGGACGTGACGGGGGTGATGATTTTGACGATTTCGTCCCCTTCGTTGATGGTGAACGCGACAGCCGGGACGAACCGTGACGCGGAGATGACCTGCCACCGGTGCAGCCAGTAGTTGTTCTGCAAGGATGCGGGGTTCCACTGGGACGCGGTTTCGAACAGTTGGTCGCCGACGACAAAGAAGTCCTTGGTGGTGAGGATAGCCTCAACCCCGGTGATGCCGAACTGTTCCTTGGGGATTTCGATGATCCGGCCGGAGAGGGACATTTTTTCGACGTTGAACGCGCCGGCCAATGCTTCAACGTCGAGGACGGCGTTGAATTCGGGGGTGACGAACAGGATCAGTTCGTCGGACTGCGCAGCAATCGGCATCCGTGCCGCGTTGTACTGGGTGCTGATGAACTTGAGGGTGCCGGCCATGGACCGGATACGGGTGAGGACGGCTTTGGTGTCCTCCGCGAGGGTGGGAGAGTCCGGGTCGGTGATGTCACGAATCTTGACCTTGAAATAGCCGCCGTTCGCCTCGTACTCAGCGAAAAGCTGGCACATGAGCAGGAACTCGTCCCACTGGTCACTGGTGCCGGGGGCGGCCATGATCTGCGCCGCGAACGACGACAACCCCATGGGGGTGTTGAACGCTGACATGAGCAGGGGCTGGTTGATGGTGACTTTGTACCGGTCACGCCGGTTGACCTTGTGGAACGAGTTTTGCACCTCAATGGGGGCGGTGCCGAACAGTTCCCGCTCCAACTCGTCACGGTTCGGGTCATAGGTTTTGGCCTTGACCAGGCCGACCATGATCTCTTCGATGGTGTCACCACCGGTGAGCAGGCCGCGTTTGAACTCCGCGAGCGGGTTGGTCCACGACGTCGACTGGATGATGGTCAGGGCGATTTTGTTGACGAGCGCGTCGATGAATTCGTTCTGCTGCGGCCGGTACGTTTGGATGGCCTTCATGGTGGCCTGCACCCCGGCCTGCGTCGCTTCGGGGATGCGTGCCTGGTACGCGGGGGACGCGTCGTCGCGGATACGGTCGAGCAGGATTTCGTTAGATGTGGGTTTGAGGGTGCGAACGTCCAGTACGGGCATTATGTTTTCCTATTCAAAAAGGGAATCGACGCCGCGCGGAGCATTGTCATCCCCACCCGGTTTTCCATTGTCGTCCGGCGAACCGGATTTTGGTGCTGCCATAAGTAAATCATAATTCACGGCCTTAAGCCGCAAAGCTTCCGCCTGCGCTGCAAGGATTTCTTTTTCCTTCAACTCCAAACGCGTTTCCCGTTCCTGCACGGCCGCGTCCCTAACGGACAAATCAGCCTGGTAAGTGTTCACCAATTCGTCAGCGAAATTCTCGGGCAAACCCGTTTCGCCCGGGTTGCGGAACTGTTCCATCAATTCATCAAACGTAGCCATTTAGTCCTCATCCTCTCCAACATTGTCAAAAGTTGTTCCGGCGGTAAATGTTGCTAGACCGTAGTCCACACCTTTACCATTTTGCCTGTTGTACTTCCACCAGATTTCATAGTCGCCGGTTGGAAGTTTTCTGACGTCCAGCACTATCGAATCTCTGTACAGAATCCGTACCCCGTCGCCGCGCTTCAAATCTTGCACTTTTCGCATGTGGCTTTCCTCTCGGTGTCAGAAAACCCCCGGCGCTGTGGCCGGGGGTTTTCCTTTGTCGGACCTGGGAGTGAATGGTATGTAGCCTGCTACGGCAAACCCTACCGCCGGCCCCATTCAAGGGGAGCGCCCCGGCTGTGGACATAACATCCTGTTCTCTCAGATCACGCTGTGTCCGGTTCGCTTTCCGGATGGGTTTGGGGGAGTAGTCCGTTTCGGTGGGCGTATTCTTCGATGGCGGTTCGGACGAGTTCTGTTTTGGTCATCCGGACGGACCAGCGGTGGTCTTCGAGGGCTTGGTCTAGTTCTTTGCTGATGGTGGCGGAAACCTGCACACCTTTTTGTACAGCCATGTGGCACATCCTTAATCATTGTGGCTTGGGAGTTATTTAATAGGTATTCATAGAATACCATATCACGTGCAACAGGTCGATCCTTTATTCTAGTTTTAGGGTGAATCCTACGTCGTCGAGGATGACGCCGCCGGGGACGGTTTTGGGTTGTAGTTTGCCGGTGAACCGGACTTCCCCTTTGCCGTACACGTTTTCGATGGTGACTTGTTTTGCGATTTTTTCGGGCAAACCCGCTACATGGGTTACATGCTCAGCGACGAACGGTGGTACCGGGTAGAGACGTTCAATGTATTGTTTGGCCCGGATAAACAGGGCCGCCTCAAATTTGTATTCACGTTTCCAGGTGCCCAGTTTGTGTTCGTCGATATCCAATCCTAGCGGATCGTCTTTGAGTAGCAAATGCAGGCTGTCGGTGTCGGCGTAGGCGAACACGTCGTAATTGTCTTGCGCTGCCCTGATGGTTATGTCTCGGGCGTAGGCGGTGATGAACGCCCCCATGGCGGTGTAAACGGGGTCGCGTTTTTCTTCCGGCCCGAGAACCAGTTTGACCACATTGTTTTCGTCGTCGAAGGCCGGGTATTTGCCGGTGATGTTGGGGTTGGTCGCGAACTTCCCGTACAGGCTGTTCAGCATCAGTTTGGCCAAAGCGCGGAGGGCGCCGGTGTTTTCTTGTTTGACTTTCATCCACTTGTCAATGTATTCGGTGAATAACCCCGTGACGCCGTGGAACCGCCACCCGCCGTTGTAGGCGAGGATGTCCATGTCGTAATGGTCTTGCCAGAGTTGCAGGTCGACGTTGGTGCATGACAGGGTGACGGGTTCCCGAATGTCGGTCTGGTATTCGGTGGCGAGGAACAGGCTGGTTCCTTTGACTTGGATGCAGGGCACGTGCCCTGGTTTCAGTTTCGCCGTGAAGGTGACACTGACGATGAATAGGGGGTAGTCCCGGTCGGCGACGGGCAGGCCGGGGGAGTACACGGGTTCACCGTAGGGGAGTAGCCGGTCGTACATGACGGACGGGTAGAGGGAGTTGACGTCGTACACAATGCCGGGGCCAACGATTTGGCCCCGGAACCGTGGGTCGGAGTAGGTGAACCCGCCCCGGTAGGCTGCCCGTATTTCGTTGTCCATGATTTCGGGGAGGACGGGGAACAGTTTGTCGAACAACCGTTTCCCGGTGACGTCTTTGAATTCGGTGAGCGCGTCGGACCCTACGGTGAGTTTGGTCATACCGGCGGTGAACTGGGTTTTGAGTGCGCGGGCGACTATGAGGACGTCGGCGGCGATGTAGGCCCGTTCGGCGGCGGTCGCGATGTGCCCTACGGGCCGTTCGGCGTGGTAATCCAACTCGCCTTTGGCTTCGGGCTGGTTGAAGGCTTTGGCGATGACGGAGACGGAGTAGGGGAGCTTTTTGAGGCTGTCCCTGAATTCGGTGCGTTTCCCGTTTTTCCAGTGCACCGTGATCGAATAAAACGCCCCCATGTTGGAAATCAGGGAGGTGAACTGTCCGCGTCTCGGGTTGTCCCCGGCGTGCGTGTAGCCCTGGTGGAACAGGTAGTCGAGGATGAACGCGGAGTCAAATTTGAGGTTGTGGAAGTAGCACACCGAATTTTCTTCACTGATGCGGTCACAAAACCTGTGAATACTTGTGCCTATCTCCACATCCCACAACGTTTCGGCGGTGTCAATGTTGGCGAGACCGTAGGCCCAGACCCGGCAGTCGTCGGCGCGTGTTGTGGTTTCAAAGTCGGCAACGTAGTTTTGCCGTTTCGGTGCCCCCATGTTCCCCAACCATTCCCGAATGATGCTCCATAAATCTGTAATTCGCGGCATTGTGGCGCCTTTCCCTGCTATAGCTTCAAGTTTTTGGCCCAGTCGACCAGCCGGCGCGCGTCGGTGAACGCGTCGTGGATGATTTGAATGTGCCAGGGTTTGTCTTGCTCCGAGATCAGGTCGGTGCGGGTTATCTCGTATTGTGACGACACGGCGGTTGCGAAGTTGGTGTCGTTCCAAAGGGTGCGGAACTGGCCGGGGGTGAGTTTTTTGACACTGGCGGCGAGGTCTGCGTCGCCGATCCGGTCAACCATTTTGGAGAACTCCCCGATTTGCCGTTTGAGTTCTTTATCGTCCCAACCCTTTTTCGCTTTTTGTTGCGCCTCTTTGGTCAACTTTTTGAGGGCTTTGCGGTTGGCTATCTGGTTGGGTTTCCGTACCGGCGGATCATACGGGTCGGTCACTGACGGGTTGCCGGCCATTTTCCTGTCGGCCCTCATCTTGTCCCTGCGCTGCCCGATGGTTTCGTGACCGCCGGGAAGGGGAATATCTTTATGCTTTTTGTAGACCTCTTGCGCCTGTTTGTGGCGGGCAAGCTCTGCGACGTGCAACTGTTTGAACTCTGAGACGGGGATGGGCCGCCGGTAGGCGTCCCCCACGAACTGGGTTGTCCGGTCCACGAACTGTGTCTGCCTGGCTATGAGGGCGTCCAACTGTTTTTGTGTGTACCGTTTGATGTTGCGGACGGGCCGGCGCGGGTCGTACTGTGACCCGGCCACTTCAACATCTTGTTTGGTGCGGAGACGCGAAATTTTGTGGTTCACCCGCCGTTGCAGGTGGAGTGCCTGAGACCGTTTTTCAGCCAGTTCCCGCGAAGTTGCCATAAAAAGCGGGAACCGGCAACCCCCAGGCCACCGATCCCCGCATCACCCCTTCCAGGGCTTAGTAGTTACTTGGCTGTGGGGAGGGTGTGCAGTACCTGCAAGGTGAAGAAATAACCCACCTTTGCCTTTTCCTTGTTGATGACGACGGGGACGGGGGCCGGCCAGTTATTCGGGGTGCCCAGGATAGCGAACGTCCTCTTGATGTCTTTGAACAGAACATCAGACGTGGCGGCGAGGGCGCGGCCCTTGTCGTCAATGAACGTGATGCGTGGGACTTCTTCCAACTCGCCGGTGCGTTCGTTGGCGAGGGTCACGGACTCGATCACGACGTCCTTGAGCAGGAACGGCTTGCCCAGTTCGTCAGCTGCCGGGGTGGCTGCGGAGATCGCGTTGATGAGGGTAACGCGGTCCTCAAAGCTGGTCCCCTGAATGGATGAGTAACCGGTGACGGTGCCCCGGGACAGGTTGGCGAGTTCCGATGCCAGGCCGGCGATGGGGGCGGCGTTTTCGATAACGGCGAGTTCGGTGGTTTCAACAGACATGGTGGCGTCTCTTTCATTTGTGAGTACATCGAGACGATGTACTAGGTACTGTAACAGCAGGAACATGAGTACCTGTAGTAACTCCAGGTGTTTCCTGCATCCCGTTTTCGGGTACAGATGAAACTTAGCACGGATTTCTATGGATACAACACCACTTATAAAATTTTCCTAGAAAAACTTTTTAGGGTGGTTTGGGTGTACTATGTGTATATGCGCACCACTGGGGGAGCGCACACATAACAAAGGAACGCCACAATGCACCTGATGAGTATGTTCATCTTCATCGTTATCCTGGTCAGCATCGCCGCCGTTGCATGGATTATTGACGGCTACCTCATGGGAGAGGATCAGTGATCCGCATGGGCTCCCTGATCGTCGACGTCGTAGTCGACCTCTCCAAACGCAACACCGGCCGCACGAGTACCCTCAACCACATCAACCTGCGCATGGCCGAACTGGACGCCAGAAAACAGTTCCACCAGGAACCCACACCCGAGAACCTGACGGCATGGTGTGACGCCAACGACGCAGTTGAGGCGGCACGGTGAGCCAGGGAGCACCGGTTGGTATCGTTACCAACCAGCCCGTACCAGCCATGACAACACCCGAACACATGGCATATTTGAACGCCATTCAACACGAAATCCACATGCGACACCTCTACCAAACCGAACCCACCACCGCCCAACGAACAGCCTGGGAATGCGCCAAACGGAATCTTGAAGCGAGGACACCACGATGAGCCGGTCAGTACGGACGATGTTCCAATGCTACGAATGCGCCACCTGCACCACCAACCTCCCCGACGCATCCGGGGTTTCCCTCTGCGACCGACACAAAACCGGGATGGTCGTTGCCACGGCCAGCCGGCCCATACACCTACCATCCGATGAGGAACAGGCATGAATATCAACTGTGCATTCTGCGCCTACGGCCCCGACGACGTCGCCCGCAAAGCGGATTACATCATCGACGGTCAGGCCGTGTGTGAAGATCACGTAGACACTGCCGACGGTTCCTTTGGGCCAGCGCTGCGCCAGCTATACAAAGACAGGGACAAGGAACGGTCATGAGCGTGCAGGAGAAGTACCAGCCCGCGCCGGCCAGGGGTAAACTCCACGGCATGCGCGTTGTTTTCAAAGGCGACTGGGAATCCGAAACGGTGGTGTGGACTGTGTTGGACAGGCATCCCTTGCGAGGGCACTGGTGGCTGCACCGCCGCGACGACCTCGGGGCCTGGGTTACGACGTTCGCACGGTACAACCAACTGCTACAAGTCATTGATTAAGGGAGCGCCACAATGCCGAAGATGGAAAATGAGGAATGGACACCGGAAGAATGGGTTTCCATGTTCAATGAGCAGAATAGCGAAAATCAACTGATCATAGCTAGGAAAGTGTTGGCACTGTCAAATGAGTCCGCGAAGTGTTTCATGGAGGATCACGACGGCGCTGTAAAATACAGGCGGGAACACACCTGCACCGACACCTACTTCCAAGGCTGGAAAGACGCTCTAAGCAGCATTAAAGGCGGAGGCCGGCAAAGAACTGTAGACTGAGGTAGTGCCCTACACCGTCCAGCGGAACCCCATCGTTCGGTGTAGGGCACTTTTCCTTATCATAACAATAATGTGAGTTTTCTCACAAAAGCTTGACAAAATGGAGGTTAGTGTGAATCAGGGTATATGTCACAATAAGGTAACAATGTCGGGCGAGGACTTGACAGGGACAGTGAAAACACTTCGTGAAATGAAGGGAACGACGCCTTCAGCCACC